GTTGTTATAGAAACCCCAGTAGGTGTTGGTACAAATTTGGTTTCTCAATACAATACAACAGTATTGGGTGCTGCTACTACAGCATTGTGCGAACTAGTTATTAGCGGAACAGTAAAAGAAATAATTGTAGATGAACAGAATTTTGATATTGATAAAATAATATCAGTTTCATTATCTGGTGGTAATGGTACTGGTTGTTTGTTGGAACCAATTGTTGGTCCAAGATTTAGGGAAGTACAGTTTGATAGTCGTGACATATTCTTCTCAGGTGGATTAGATATTCAAGAAGAAACAATTACATTTAAAGGTATCCATAACTTTGTAGATGGGCAGTTAATATACTATAATAGTAATGGACATGATCCAATAGGAATTACTGCTTTTAAAGATCCAAGTACTACTGTTACCGAATATCTTACTAATGGAGCACCTTATTATGTTAAGGTTTTAAATCCATCAAGAATTAGATTATTTAAGACTCCAGATGATGCCCTACATGGTGTTGCTGGTATTAATACTATAGGATTTTCAACAGCAACTACTGCTGCTGGTATTCATAAATTTAGAACAACATCTAAGAATACTTTGAGATCTATTAAAGTATTAACCGCAGGATCTGATTATCAGTATAGAAAATTACCAGTTCAACCTTCAGGAATATCTACTTCTTATGATACTATAAACTTCAAAAATCATGGATTTAGAGATAATGATCTTGTAGAATATACTACAATGGTTGGTATGGGTGTAGATTCTCCTACAACTATTGAGGGATTAGATACCTCTCTTTCATATAGAGTTGTTAAAGTTGATGAAAATTCCTTTAAATTAACACATCCTGAAGACTATTCAAGAAGAAAGTATATTGATTTAAGATCTAGTGGTACTGGATATCAGGTATTTAAATATCCAGATATTAGTGTAAAGGTAGAGGCTACTTCCGATACTAATATTGCTACTGATTTTACTAATTTAGTAACACCTATTGTTACTGGTGAAATAATAGGAACATATGTTTATGAAAAAGGTAGTCATTATGGATCAAGAGTTGTTAATCATAAGTTAAAATCTGATATCATTATTCAGAATGGTAGAGATGCTGAAGTAAAAGCTTTTGTAGAGAATGGAGAAATTAAGGATATTTTTGTTCTTAATAGGGGTAAGGAATATAATTCTTTACCAGAATTAGAGATAAGTGGACCTATTGGTAGTGGTGCACAATTAAAACCAATAATCAATAATGGTCAATTAGTTGATGTTGTTGTGATTAATACTGGTATTGGATATTCTGATACAAGTACAAATGTATTTGTAAATGCTAGAGGGCATAATGGATTATTAGATGCTAGAGTAAGAGAATTATCTATTGATAGAGTAAGTCATGAAAATACTATTGGAAATTACCATTTAGCAGAAGATCCAACTACATGGCAATATGATGAAGAGAATAAAAAAAGATTAAGTGATAGTCCAGATACAGTAACATTTAATATTAGTGCTTATAGTAAGCATCTAGCAGAACATTTTAATGATGTAGGAGTTGATGTTGCTGCTGGAATTGGTACACATTCTCCTATCATTGGATGGGCATATGATGGATGTCCAATTTATGGTCCATATGGATATTCCGATCCTGATGATATTGGAGAAGTTAAGCGTTTAATTTCTGGATATGTTAAGGATATTGATTGGTTTGATAGACCAGATGTTCCTGCTGGATTCTTTGTAAATGATTGGAGATATGATGCTAATGGTGACTTAGATAAACATAATGGAAGATTTTGTAAAACACCAGAATTCCCTAATGGAATATATGCTTATTTTTCTACTTTAGATAGTGATAATATTACACCAGTATTCCCATATTTTATTGGTAAAACATATAGACTACCATTAATTCAGGAAAATATTTCATTAGATCAATCTTTTGATTTTAATAATTCTGGTTTATCTAGAAATACATTCCCATATAAAGTAAATGACCAATTTGCGGATAATGATTTCTTAATTGAGTCTAATGAGATTATTAAACAAAAATCTGTTGTAGAATCTGTAACTAGAGGCGTTGTTGATAGTTTCCAAGTTTTAGATGGTGGATCAAAGTATAAAGTTGGAGATTTTACTGATTTTGATAATACTGGTACTAATGGTACTGGTGCTAGAGGAATAGTTGATGAGATAGTTGGTATTGGTGTTTCTAGTATTAAGACGGATTTAACTACATTTGAGAATGCTATTTTAGTTTGGCAAAATGAAAATGAACTTGAAGCACATTTTCTACCTTCTCTATCTTTAAATGATGAAGACACAGTATTGATTTCTGGTCTCAGTACATCAAACTATAGATTAAATAATTCGTTTAAGATTGGTATTAGTACAAATATTATTGGATTAGCAAAAACAATGAATGTTAATAATAGTTCTGCTGGAACTGTTGAAGACATTTACGTAAATGAGATACCAAATACAGTTTCTATTGGTGGATCACTTCAAGTTGGTAGTGAAATTCTTAAAGTTTTAAATCTCTATGATCTAGAAAAAATTATAAGAGTTAGAAGATATGGTACTGGTATTGGACATACTTATGGATCTAATATTGATGTAATAAACAATCGTATTACTATTCCTGTTAAGACTGATTATTTTGAGTCTAAAATCAATGAAATTGAATATTTTAATCCAAATAATTCAGTCGGATTAGGAACTACTAGTGGATCTAGTTTAGATTATACTTATGGTGAAATTAGTCTTGAAGTTCCTGTTCCACCACAAACAATATACGTACCAAATCATTCATTTATAACAGGTCAAAAAGTTAAGTTAAGAAAACCATTAGCAGAAGCATCTCTCCTTGTTAGTAGAGATGATGACGCATCAAATCAGTTTTATATACCAAATCAGTCTAGTGGTGTTAGTGATGTATATGTTATCGATAAAGGTACGAATCACATTGGTCTTGCTACAAATGCTGGAGCAGCAAAAACAGAAGCTGGATTATATTTCTTTGGTAATGGTAGCAATGACTATGAATATACTTTAGAATCTGATTATGAACAATTAACTGCTAATATTGATAGAATTGTTTCTACAGTTACTACTGAAATAGGAGCAGCAAATACAATAACTCATGGATTACAAAATAATGATCTGATATCACTAAATGTTGTACCTAATGTTGTTGTTGGATTGGGATCTACTGCTCCAGTATCAGTTAGTTACAATAAAGAACATGAGAAATTATTAATTAATACTGTAATTTTTGAAGCATCAGACATTGATACTCTTAACAATTCCATAACAATTAATAATCATGGGTATAAAACTGGTGACAAACTATTCTATGATAGTGATGAAATAGCTTCTGGATTAACTACTGGTGGTTATTTTGTACATGAAATAGATTCAAATAAGTTTAATTTATCTGAGACATATAAAGATTCTGTATCAACACCGCCAAATATTGTTAATATTACTAGTGATGGTGGTAATAAGCATGAAGTTTCTTTAATTAACCCACAAATAACAGTTGTTAAAAATTCAAATTTAACATTTGGTTTATCAACAAGTAGTCTAGATGGATTTAATTTTAAAGTATTTTACGATAAAGAATATAAGAATGAATTTATTAACGCTGGTGTAGCAGGAGAAACATTCAGTGTTTCTGGAGTTGGAACAGTTGGTTTAGGTACAACAGGTGGACAGATTTTTGACTTTGGTGGAAATATTGTAGGTGCTGCAGTATCAATAGGATTCTCCACAGCATTGCCATCCGTAATGTATTATGCTTTAGAAAAGGGTGGTTATATTAGTACCACAGATACTAGTGTTCTTAATTATTCTCAAATTAAATTTGTGGATAGTAATTATAGTGGTGATTATAAAGTATTTGATGTCACTAATGAAACATTTAAGATTTCACCAAGATCACTTCCTGAAGTTTTGACATATGAGAAGGATCAATGTGATGTTATTGAATATTCTAGTAAATCTGAAACAGTAGTTGGACCTATAAAGAGTGTTAAATTAATATCAGAAGGTTTTAGTTATAAGAGTGTACCTGGATTTACTTCTGTAACTAGTTTACTGGGTGAAAATGCTAATGTAGTAGCTTTATCTACTTCTATCGGTAAAATTAATCAGATAAGAATAATCGATTTTGGATTTGAATATTCATCAGATAAAACATTAAGACCAGAAGCGTTTATTCCACCAGTTGTTAGAATAGATGATTTAGATGTGATTGAGGAAGTTGAAGTTGTTGATGGTGGTCTTGATTATTTGAGTCCTCCTAATTTAATTCTTTATAATCCAGAAATTGATGAAGTAGTTGATAGAACTTCATTAACTGCTAATGTTCCGTATCAAAGTGTTACTGGCGTTAATGTAATTGCTCCTATTAAAGGTTTAGATTCGGTAATTCATAGGGTTGTTGCTATCAATAATTCTAATGGTATTGGAATAGTTTCTATGACCACCAACGGAACAGTGGCTAGGTGTGTTATGGAAACACCTATTAATGGTTATAATGAATCCCCATTTAAAGAGGGTGATGAAATTTTTGTTGAAGGTATTCAATTATTTGGAGAATCTGGTATTGGAACACAACAGTCATCAGCATCTGGTGTAACTATTGATCCTAGTTGGACTGGTTATAATTCTGAAAACTACAAGTATCAATTCTTTAAAGTTAAATCTTATCAAGCAATAAATCCAGATGTTCTTGAGTTTGATTTAATTGGCGTAAGTACAAATCCTGGAATTGCTAAAACATATCAATCTGGATATGCTAATGTCATTAATAGATCTAAGTATCCTACTTTTGCTCCTGTTCAAAAAAGAGCTAGATTCGCACTTAATGAAGTTATTTTGGTTAAAGAAGGACTTGATTTTGTAGAGAAAAATATTTTTGTTGTTGAATCTAGAGAAGATTTTATTAAAATTGATGGATTGGATGAACTGAAGATAGGTGATAGAATTACTGGAGAGTCTAGTGGTACTGTTGCTACAGTAACTGGATTCATTAATAATAAGGCTAAATTTAGGGTTGATTATTCTAATAGACAGGATTATGGTTGGTTGGATAATACTGGTAAATTAAGTGATGATTTTCAAGTAATACCAAATAATGATTATTATCAAAATCTTTCATATTCTATTAAGAGTGAAAAAACTTGGGATGATTTTGTTGATCCTGTTAATAGATTAATACATCCTGCAGGTCTTAAGAATTTCTCAGATACTATAATAGAGAGTAAAGTAGATACTAGAGTTGGTATAGGAACTACTCAACCTGTTGCATCTTCTATTGTTCTTGATATTACTGCTGAAAGAAGAGTAGATACTATTAATTATTTTGATCTTGCTAACGACTATGACGTAAGAGATGATATTAATTCTAAGTTTGTTAATTTTAGAAATAAAAGATTAACTGATTATACTAAGTGTAGAACAAATAGAGTTATTATTCATGATGATATTAGTGGTAGATTCTCAAGTAAAGGTAGTCAAGATCTATTCACGGAAATAGAAGAAATTAATACAAATTATGCAAAATATTTGGTACAGATTATAGATCCAGATACATTTGATACTCAATTTAGTGATCTTATAGTATTAACAAGCACTGACAATGCTTTCATATTAGAAAAAACATCCGACTTTACTAATATAAAACTTGGTGATTTTTCTGCTGATGTTGATACTTTCAATAGAAAAACTTTAAACTTTACTCCTACTGAAAAATTTGAAAAAGATCATGATCTTAAGATTCTTAAAACTTCATTTGGTAGTGATTTGGTATCTTCTGGTGCTAAACAATTTGGATCTGTTGATTTGATGGGTAAAAATGTTGATGTTGCTATTGGTAGAACTACATTTACTGGAAGTATAAGTGGAACAACATTAACTAGTGAGGATTTTGATTTAACATCAGTATCTAAAGTTGGTATTGGAACAACTCTAACTGGTCCTGGTATTGAAGATGGAACTGAAATTGTAAGTATTGATAGTACTCATACTGCAACTTTAAGTAAAAGTAATACACGTCCATCTACCAATAATCTTGGATTCATGGACGTTACTATAGGTAGGAGAGCAATTCCATTAGGAGTTACTACTACAACTATAGCAGAATTTTCACATACAGACTTCAATGCTTTCTATGCTAATTCAATTATAAAAGACAAAGTTACTGGTGAATTAGATTATAATGAACTCATCATAAATTATGATGGAGAAAGTACATATATTTCAGAAATATATGGAGATGTTTTAGATGTTTCATTCAGTAGTAGTGATTTAAGTAAAGTTGGTATATTAACAACAAAGGTAGAATCAGGAACTATCTCGTTTGATTGTATTAACGATAGAAATTCGGCATTAGTTGTTAGTACAAATATTGTTGGACTTGGTACGACTACTGCTGGTATAGGAACATACAGATTTAACGTTCCAGGTCAACCAGAAGGATCTGAAAGAACTATTAGATACGAATCCTCATATTCTAGTGGTAAGGGTTCTTCAGGGGGCATACAACCAATAATGGTAACTAAACCACTTGTTATAGAGAATGATAGCACTATCAAATCTCTTGTAAGGGTTTCTTGTGGAACTACTTCTGCCATTCATCAAGTTATTGTCATACAGGATAGGAATAATGATGCGGTAACAGTTCAATATCCACACGTTTCTGTTGGAACAGATAGTGGTATTGGAACTTTTGGATCAAATACTTCTGGACAAGATCTTGAGTTTTTATTCTATCCAGATCAAGAATTTATTGATACTGAAGAATTAATTGAAGTTCAAGCATATAATGAAGTATTCAGTACTTTAAATGACTTTGAGAATGAACCAGATATTCTAGAGTATGGTCCAGTTTCTAGTGATCTAATATTAGCATCATATGATGGTCCTAATGGTACTAGAGGAAATAAGGTTAATTTTGATCTTAAATTTGAAGGAACACCAATTTACTTTAAGAGATTTAATCCAGCAGATCCAAATACTGTTTCTACAACTGTTGGTAGTGGAACTACATTAACAATACCAAACCATTTCTTTAATGATAATGAAGAGATAACATATAAAGAAGCTTCAACATTTATAGGTGTTGCTCCAGTGGCAGTAGGAATTGCTGCTACTATGGATAATAGTGGGTTTGTTCAAACAACAATGCCATCCACAGTATATGTTAAGGCATTGGATCCAGATAAGATTCAGTTGTTTAGTAGAAGAGAGTATGTAAGTGCTGATGATGCTATTCCAATAACATTTACTAATTCAGGTCAGGGTAATGCTCATAAACTTGAAATGACAAACAAGTTGAGTAAAACTGTTATTGGACTTGATGGTATCATTCAACAACCAATTACATATACTTCAATTAACCATAATCTTCCAGCAACAATTGGTATAGGTCTTTCACAATTCTCTTTGAGTGGAATAAGTTCTGTTCAACCAAGAGACGTGTTGAAGATTAATAATGAATATATGAAGGTTGAAGAAGTTGGATTTGGTACAGATCTTGTAGGAACAATTAATTCAGTTGATGGAACAATTCCTCTCGTTAAAGTTAGGAGAGGATCCTTGGGATTGCCAGAGCAAACTCATATTGCTAATAGCAATGTTCAGGTTTACAGGGGTTCATTTAATGTTGTTGATAGTACAGCATGGTTCTTAGATGCTCCAAAAGGAAATACTAGAACAAGAAGAAGTTTAACTAATCTTCCTTACGTTAAAGCTGAATATAGTGGAAGAACTTTCTTAAGATCAAATTATGACACAAATATGATATTTGATGATCTTTCTGATTCATTTACTGGAATTGGAAGAACATATACTCTAACTGTTGGAGGTGCTAATACATCAACAGGTGTTAGTGTAGGTAATGGTATTTTATTTGTTAATGGAGTATTCCAAACACCTCTAACTCTTAACAACTTAGGAAATAATTATGAGATTGTAACAGATACTACTGCTGGAATTTCTAGTGTTGTATTTACTGGTATTAGTTCTGAAAATGGACAAAAGATTCAATCTGAATTTGATATTAATCAAAACCAAATTCCTAGAGGTGGATTAATAGTTTCTTTAGGATCAACAGTTGGACGTGGTTATGCTCCTTTAGTTGGTGCTAGAGTTCATCCTAAGTTGGTTAATGGTACTATTGGTAGTATTGTTGGTGTTGGAACATCAGTTGGACCTGTTGGTGGTGGTATTCAAACTGCTCATTATGACCACAGATCTGGAATTATGACAGTTACTACTAATACTGGACATGGATTTGCTCTAGGAACTCCTGAAGCAGTTAAAGTAGAAAATATGTGGATGGATTGTGAGGTACAACATGCTGGAATAACAACTAATGTCTTCCAAGATACTGATAGACCTTTACAATTAGTTGGAGTTGCTTCTGAGAGAACATTTGAAGTATTTGCTGGTATTTGTACTATTCCTCACAATTATTTCAAAGATGGTGAAGTTTGGGGATATTATGACGAATTAACATTTGGATCTGGTTATCGTAATCCAGTTTCTATTGGAGTTACTGATATTAACTATCTTCATAAGTTTGTAAGTTCAACCAATAATTCTATCACAGCATATACTGGATCCTTTATGGGTGAATCATTCACTCCATACAAAGCAGATTATAATTCTGTTACTGGTGATTTGTTATTAACTATTGATGGAAGTCATACAATACCTTCTCCTGTAGATTATAAGGTTAATTATGCCGAGTATGATTCTATTGCTGGTATTATGACTGTTAGTGCTGGTAAACAATATGATGTTAGTGATGCTAGCTATGATCCACAGACAGGTGATATGGTATTGAAGATTGGTAAGCATTCATTAACTACAACTAACAAAGTTAAGATTGCTCCAAATTCATTAACATTTAGTTGTGAATTTGGTGGTACTGCTGCTGAAAAGACATATCCTAGATCATCTGGAACAGGTAATCCTGCTGGTGGTGCTGATCCAGCATATGATACGTTTATATCAATCACTGCTGTAGATACCGATGCTGGTACGATTACTGTAAATGTATTGTCAACAACACCTTCTACTAATGTGGATGATCATACATTTGTAAGTGCTCTTCCTGGTGCTGTATTTGTTCCTCATAAGTTTACTAATAATGAACAGGTTAAATTTGATGATAATTCAATCACATTTACCTGTGCTATGGATAATAATGGATCAGATCATAGTTATCCAAGAATAACTGATCCTTCAAGGAATAAGTGGTTACTTGTATCCAGTGCGACAGATACTAAATTTGAGACAAATGTTGGAACAAGTCCAATTGTTGCTTATACACCAACAACAGGAAGTACATATGATCCTAATACTGGATTAATGGTTCTTGAGATAGGAACACATACTATAAAATCAGGAACAAGTGTTAAATTGGAAGAAGAATCCATTAAATTTAGTTGTGGATTTGGCGGTGCTACTGGTACGGCTGCTCAGAAATCATATCCAAGATCTAATGGTAATGATCCATATTATAATACAGCAATTACTGTTCAGTCAACTACTGACACTACAATAACATTACAGGTATTAACTACTATACCTTCCACAAATACAGATCCTCATACGTTTGTAAGTGCCACTGTTGGTGCTGTTAAATCTGGAGGTTTCTACGAACATACATTTAAGAGTTCCACTGATAATGGAATGGCAGGAACCAAGTCATTGAAGATTGTTCAAGGTGGTTTAACCTTTAGATGTTCTAAAGATGCTGATATGAGTTTACATCCATATCCAAGAACAACTGATCCAGCATATGATACCTATCTTCCAATAACATCAGTATCACCAAATACATTCATGACTAATGTTGGTCCTGGTGGTGC